TCATTATCATATACTAATTGTTTGTTAGTTCCTAATAATATAGGAACTAATCTTGAATAATCAATTTGTAAAAAGTTAAAACTAATATCATCCATACTCCATAAATTACCACTTGTATTACCAGAAATTATATTAGATATATCTGGAATCTGCAAAATATCTTGTGCAATTACTCCGTAACTAATTTGATTTGTATCTTTCCAAGTAAATTTATATGAAGTTATATCTTTTAAAATTCTTTTTGCATCAAATGATTGCAAATTAGTTTTTAATCTACCATCTGATGTTGTATTATATCTTACTGATGAAATACTATCAAATTCTATAGAACCGATTTCTGTATTAGTAGTTGGAATTGTGCCATATCTAAAAAATATTTTTTTACCTGTTGAACTTGATTTGTAAACTCCAAAATCGCTATTACTGAAAATATAACTTTTTCCAAGTAAAATAGTAGTTGCTTGAACATTATTACTATCAGGTCTTTGTAAATTAGATGCTATTCTTAGAGAACTATCATTATTTATATAAACTCTAGGATTTTCATTTATTAAAAATCTTATATCTCTAGATGATGAATTATGACCTATATTAAGACCATTACCATCTAAAGAAAAAAAACTTGAATAACCATTGCCTTGAACTCTAATATGTCCTATACCCTGAGAATCCGGTGTAATATTTGTTTGATTAATTATTGTTAATGCAGAATCAGTTGCTGAAGAATTAACTTGTAAAGCTGCTGATGGAGAAAAAGTATTTATTCCAACAGAACTATTGTCTCTAACTGTGAATACTGGAATATCTGTATATGATGTTGTTCTAATTGCTAATCTACCACCTGATTGACTAAAATGAGCAAATGTATCATCATCTGTATCAATTAATCTCAATTGTGAATATCTACCTTGAATATCTACAACTTCAGTATTAGATGGTGTTCCTGGTAGTTGATAAAAAGTTGTAGTATTTGAATATATTTTTAAATGTTGATTAGTTGAAATATCAAATGATGCTCCAGGACCAATATATGTTCCATCGCAGAAATTAATCGCTGATAAATCATCTATTATTTTACAATTCATACAAATATCATAAAAAGAATTAATATAACCATTATGATTTAATTCAAGGCCTTCTTGTAAGCTACCATTTACACTGTTATAAAATTGTAAATCAGAACTATGTCCAACTGTATTTGAGCATATATCATATAATGAATGACCAATTGCTCCAGTTTCAACAAATGTTGAATTTGATAAATCATTTCTTAAAGATATAACCTTTGATGCTTGAGAATCACTATCTGTATTTCTGTTATACAACGCCATTATTGTTGATGTTTGTCCAGGTGACCCTGATGGTCTATTTGTAGCAAAAACATATTTTCTTTGTGGATTATTATCTCCAAATCCAAAATATGGTTCTCCACCAGGTCCTTGTTGTTTTATTGTTAAGGCAAAATTATTACCACCAACTAAAGTATTTGTTGTAAATATTAAATCATTACCCGAACAACCAATTGCTGATGGTGTTCCTGTTGTGCTTGGGTCTTTAAATTGAACTCTACATAAATTTGCTGTATTATTAGTTTCTATTCTTAATGGCACTGCGCTATTAGTAAATACATTATCATATAAATGTAATAACGCACTGGGGTCTTGAGTTCCAATTCCAACATCTCCTTTTTCATTTATTACCATACGTTGGGTAACATTATTTGAACCTGAGTTTGTATAAAAACGCATTTCACTTGGCATATTATTAGTTGATGTATTTCCAGAAGCATTTACTTTAATTCTACCCATTGGAATATAACTAGTTCCATCTGCACCTTTCCATTGTATATCTCCAACCGCTGTTCCATTAGGAATTAAAGTATTTTCATTTAAATTTCCATTTAAACTTCTTTGAATAATTATTTCACAACCATCATCTAATCCTGTTGTAGCTTTAAATCTAGTTGCTCTTATAGGATTATCTTTTGTATTTATTGTCAAACCATTTTTAGAAGCATTTTCAGTAGTTATTAAAGTATCTCCATTAACATGAAATGTTGCTAATGAAGGATCAGAAACATCAATTCCAACCTGTGGAGCATTAGAAATACCTTTTCCTATAACTATTGAATTTTGATCTGCTCCAGCTTTCATAATCATAACATTTCTAGCACTACCAATATATGGATTAGATACAGCTCTAAATGTTAAATCTGTTCTACTAGCATCAGTAAAGTTTTGTAACCCCATTCTCCAATGTGCATATTCATTTATTAATCTTAAACCAGATACTGCATTATCGCATGCATCAATATAAATACTAGTTTCTTGGTTGGCAATTGGTCTATTAAATCTAAAAGAATTAGTTGTATAAAATTTTAATGTATCATTGGCCGAAATATCAAATGAAGAACCTGGACCAATATATGTTCCATCGCAGAAATTAATCGCTGAAACATCATTTAATAAATTACAATTAAAATCTACATCGGAATTAAATAAAACATTTCCAGAAACTCTTAAAGTTCCACTAATATCTAATGTATATTCTGGATTATTAGTTCCAATTCCAACATTACCACTATTGTAATAAATATCATTACCAATTATTTGCCAAATTGTATTACCAATTAATCCTCTTGGACCAGTAGGTCCAGTTGATCCGGTAGGTCCTGTTGCTCCAGTGGGTCCAGTTGCTCCTGTTGATCCTGTAGGTCCTGTTGCTCCTGTAGGTCCTGTTGCTCCTGTAGGTCCGGTTGACCCCGTTGGTCCCGTTGGTCCCGTAGGTCCAGTTGCTCCAGTAGGTCCTGATGCTCCAGTAGGCCCTGTTGGTCCGGTATCACCTTTATCACCTTTATCACCAGTCATTACAAAGCTAGCTATCAATTCATTACCCTCTGTGAAAGGTAAAAAAGCCGATGAAACAGATATATTTGAGATATTTAATTTTATATAATTTAATGAAGCATCGTTATATAAAACAGTAGTTCCATCTAATTTATAAAATGTTACATTATTAATTATAAATAATAAAAAATCATTTTCTGGTGGTGTATTTTGACTTAAATCTAATAATTTCATATGGCCCTTAATTGTAGACGTTCCATTATTTATAGTTTCCATAGTTTGATTTATAGGATTAGAATTTATATCATTTTTATAAAGCCAACAAATAGTAGCATTACTCATATCGGTTTTATTTAATATTAAACCAAAAGATATATCTGGAGGGGGCCAGTTAGGAACTCCAAAAGAAGGGTCTAATATATTTCCATTAAAATAGTAATTAAAAGACTGTCCTCCAAAACTACCATCTTCTCCTTTTGGTCCCGTTGATCCTGTTGGTCCGGTTGGTCCCGTTGCTCCAGATGGTCCTGTTGTCCCCGTTGGTCCTATTGGTCCTCTTGGTCCTGTTCTATTACTCCATGACGCACCGCCTGATCCTAAAGTAGCACTTGAATATATTTGTGATTGATTGGATACCCCACTCATTTATATAGTATATAATAAAATTATAATAAAATATACTATATTTTTACAAAAATTTTTATTTAATTAATTTTATCTTAATTCATAATAAAAGGTCTATTGTTATCAACTCTTAAATCATGAGGCATAATTACCTTCTCTCTATCAAAGAAAGAAATAAGAGGAAGATTTTTAATTTCTGGTTTTACAGGTTCTTTGTTAGGAATTACTAAATTATTAGAATTAATACCCAATAACTGTGATTCAACATCAACAAAATTTTTACAAACATTATCCGGAGGCATATAAGAAGGTCTAGATAATTCGGGAAAAGCTGCTATATTAGCATGACCATTGCGACCATTGAAATCACTAATATTTTCAAAAGTTCTATTTATTGCTCTTTGCTCTAAAAGATAATTACCCATACTATTTTTATCTCTAGTTGAAGCCATTATTTATATATACTAATAATTTGTTTTTGCGAAATTAATTAATTGTTTATAATTTTCTTCATCAAAATCTTTTTCATGATAAAAATCACAAAGTAATTTATGAAACATATATAAAGTAGGATATGCAAAAAACATTCTAAATGCTGTTAATAAATCATCTTTTAAAGAAGTTACTTCGAGTAATTCTTTTAGTTTATTATTTTCATTAAAGTAATTGAATAATAAATAACTAGTATTATTAATAACTGAATCATCATACTCTTTCAAAAAAAATAATTGTAAAAATTGTATTTTATATAGAATATCTGATTCATCAAAATCTTTAATTTTACTATAAGTGCATACCATACTAAAATCATATTTATCTTTTAGATTTTCATTCATAATAATAACTATAATTTATATTTATATTAATTATTATATAAATTATAGTTTAAAATTCTAATAAATTATTGCATAGGTGTATGTTTTACTTTATAATCTTCATCTCTAGTTAATTCTCTAGATGGTAATCCACCGCGAATCCATCCTTCAGCGGCAACACCTTCAACTAAATTAGCAGGGTTTGTTAAACTCGCTTCTAAAGAAGGAATTAAAGGTGTAAATAAGAAATCGGAATGAGATACTTCACTATTTGGATCTAGACTTTTTCTATTCATAAGATGTTCGCCTTGCTGTATCTGCGATTCTAAAACTGGATTAGATGGTCCTCTTCCTAAATATGGAACAGTTAAAAATAAACGTTCTTGCGCTGTAGTTCTTTCTCTCTCTTTTGAAATAGGAGCAAATTTTAAAATGCTATTTTCATCAACATTATCACTGTTTATTCCACCCGCTGGACTGCCTTGGCAAAAAACATTTGGTTGATTAGTTGCTAAATTAATTGTTTTATTCATTGGGTTTAAGAAACTGAAATTATCTAACATATGAGTACAGGCATTTGTATTTTGAATATTACGATTTGAAACATCATAATCATCATTGCCTATTCTAGACATATTATCAAATAAAAAATTACTTGTCATAGACATCTATATATATTTGTAATATATAAAAACTTTAAGTTAAAAAAAAATATTAATACATTAAATTATTATTTATAATGAATAATACATTAAATTATTATTTATAATGAATAATAAATTAATACATTGTATAATTGTATGCTCCACCATGATTTCTTTCTAAGGCTAAAGGATTTCCTTCTTTTCCTGATATCATTGAACCATATAACCATTCTTGAAACCCTTCTCTATTATTTGGAACAGTAGTTGCTGGCATAGAATACCATTGATGCATTGAGCGATCAAATTCAAAAGCATCACCTAAGTCCTTAAATAATTTTTCATTAATACTATTATCATCAAATTGTTTAACAGCATTTTCTTTTACTGCTTCATTAATTTTTTCTTTAACTTCAGGATTGAATGATGGAGCGGCACTTTTTCTATTTGGATTATATTGTATTTCTGGTATTAAAACATTCATTAAAGGATTATTTTGTGTAGGAGTGCTTAATTTATCTTTAAATTTTGTAAAAGTTTTTGGATCAGTAAAACTAGGATAAACTTCTGGTAATAAATTATTATTTAATCTATTATTGACAAATTGTTCTTTTAATGTTTTTTCTTGAATATTTTGCTGTAAATAATAAAGTCCAATTAAAATAGCTAAAGTTATAAACCCTATCATTAAAATTTTAGAAGACATTGTAATTAAATATCCTAATAATGATAATGTAATTATTAATCTAGTAATAGCATTTATTTTTTGTTCTGTGGTCATAGAAGGAGAAGGCCATAATTCCATAATATGATTTTTATTCATTAATAATGTTGGGTCATTTATCCATAATTGTGTATTCATTTATATATATATAGTTGTAATTATTTTTATTTACAATATTTATTTTTTTGAAGCTTTTTTCTTTTTCTTATTTGGATTATCACCCTTTTTACTTCGCTCTACTTTTTCACCAGTTGTAAATTTATGTGTTTTCTTAATATCTTCCATATAATTATCTAGACCACAAGAGGCGAGAAATTCTTGTATTTCGGGATTTTTATTATAATTTTCAAATTGTTCCTGAATATTTTTATTTAAGTCTTCTAGAGAAACCCCATCTTTGCTATCTAATTTACTTTTCATTCTTTCTTTCATTTTGGCATTTTTCATATTTTGCTGCATATGTTGATTAAACGCATTCATATTAACTTTTCCTCCACCTGGCATTCCGGGCATACCCATCTTATTTAACATACCTTCTAAATTTCCCATTCCAGGCATATTTTTCATTTTATTCATTAATTCACTTGCTTCTTCAAGTAATTCGCTTTCTTTAATATCACCGCTTTTTATTTTGTTGTCTAATTTACTTCCAACATTTTTAACTAAATTCATTATTTTATTAGGATTACTTAACAATTGCTTGAATATAGAGCTCATATCGGCATTTGATGGGTCAATATTAATATCTAAATCATTATAAGTTTCTTCAGCAATTTCTTTTGCTAATTTACCTAATTTGCCATCCATCATACCGGTAATATGACTATGAATATCTTCAGCATTTGGTAAATTTTTGGCAAAGTCATTTTTAAATTTATTAAAATCATTCTCTCTAGTTTCCGGATTTGTTCCATCATCATTATAATTATTTTCATATGATACTCCATCATTATTATCTCCATTATTGTTATTATTATCTTCATTTTCCATATTAAAATTCATATTCTCAAACATTTTTGACATTTCACCAATTGTATCTTCTAGTTTGCTTTTAAATTCATCTTCATTAATAGCCTCAAATAATTTTGCTGTATCACCAAAAGATTTTTCATTTTTAACACTTGTAATAACGGTAAATAATATTAGTTGTAAATATTTCCAAATAGTTTCTCTGGTCTTATCACTTATATCTTCACTCCATAATAATTTAAAATCTAAATCAGGAAGAAAATTTGTATTTACTTCTTCATTGCTAAAAATTTCATTATTTTGATATAGAATATCGAAAAATCGTTCAGGAAATACTCTTTTACTATAATCAAATAATTCTTTTATGTATGTATTATATTCTTCTTCATCTACAACATCTTTTATAAAAAGAAAAAGTTTTTGATATTTATCTTCTGTAATAATATCTGAAAAAGTAGTATGTAAATCATTTACAAAATCCTTAATAATTTTATTGAATTCATTTGGTATTTCTATATTTTCCATAATAAATTATAATTAACTATGTTATAATTTATTTAAATTTATTTATTCATATAGATTTATTCATATAGATTTATTTATTTATATATATCTATTATACATACCTATTATAATTAACCATGATACATATCACATATTTTGAGTAAATTTTGAATATATTGTAAATTCTTTTTTAAATTATCTTCTCCCATCTGAGTTGTTATCTTTTTAATATATTCAATCTTATCTAATATTTCCTTTTGAGATTCTAAATATTTTATATCTTCATTGAAATCTTTTGTCATAAAAAAATTAATATCTCCATTTGTAATGGGTTCTCTATAAGGTTCGCAAATATAAATCTTCCAAATACGGATAATAATTTTAGGATTCATTTTTCTAATAGATTTCAAATAATTAATAGCTGTTTTAATATCCATATCTTGAGGAAATATTCTCTCAATATCATCCAAATAATCACTAAAATGATTGTTGAAAGCACTTAAAATATCGGATTTTTCCATTTAATTAATAATAATATTATTGTATTTAAATATTATTATCAAATATTTATTTTTTATATCATTTTCTTTTTCTGTTTTTAATTTTTGTCCTAAGATTATTTTATTGCCGTTGTTGTTGCTGAGATATTAAACTATCACGTTCTGCTTTTGCTTTTTCCATAGAGCCCGAATCAACTTTATTTGGAACATAATCATCGGGTGGCGTTTCAATATTATCTGTATATTCTAATGTTACATTGTTTCTGAGCTGTCTTAAACCACCATCGCCTTTAGCCGATAAAGAATCAACACTTTGATCTAGGAAACTATAATTATCAGACATAACACCAAAATTATTTATATCATTAAGAGAGAAAGCCATGGGTTCTTGTGGAATGAAAGTTTCTCTATTACTAGTAGCCATTTGTCTTGGTTGAATATGTTCCAAAATTTGTTTTCCAAATAATACTTGACTTCCGCGATTTAATAATAATAATGCTGGAACTTTTGTAATATTTGGTGGTAATATCAATTCTTTCTGATTTTCTAATATAATGTAAATACAATTATCTTCTTTTTTTACTCTGTTATCTATAGAAACAAAATGAATATCTTTTTTTGCTTGACATTGTGCTAAAATAGGTAAAATTTCTTTACACTTTTCACAATAATTACTATAATATAGAACCATACTCATATTATATTTTTTATATTATTTTGATAATGAATTTTTAACTTATTTATTTTAAAAATTGATTTAATAATATATTATTATTATTTATTAATAAGAGAGAATTATGGATGTTTCTATTACTAATATTGTTGATGAAACTGGAGAACTTAAATTTACACTTGAAAATGCTAATGTTAGTTTAGCAAATGCGATTAGAAGAGTTATTTTAGCAAATATTCCTATAATTGTTTTTAGAACAACACCTTATGAAAAAAATGATGCTGAATTTCTTATTAATACAACACGTTTTAATAATGAAATTTTAAAGCAACGACTTAGTTGTATTCCTATTCATATTGATGATATGGATACTCCAATTGAAGATTATTTACTAGAAGTAGATATGAAAAATGATACAGATAATATAATTTTTGTAACTACAGCAGATTTTAAAATTAAAAATATTAAAACAGATAAATATTTAAATGATAATGTTTTAAAAAATATTTTTCCACCAGACCAAATTACTGGGGAATATATTGATTTTGCTCGTTTACGTCCAAAAATTAGTGAAACTATTGATGGAGAGCATTTAAAATTTAATTGTAAATTTAGTAAAGGTATTGCTAAAGAAAATAATAGTTTTAATTGTGTATCTACATGTGCGTATCGTAATAGTCCTGATTATGAAAAAATAGAACAAGCATGGATGCTAAAAGAAGGAACAATTGATAAAGAAAAAGAAGATGTTGAATTTCTTAAGAAAGATTTTATGCTTTTAGATGCAAAGCGTTATTTTATTCCAGATAGTTTTGATTTTACAATTGAAAGTATTGGAATTTATGATAATAAGACTATTTTAATTAAAGCAATTGAAATTATTATTAATAAATTAAAAAATCAAGTAGATATTCATTCAAATGCCAATGAATTTATTAAAGTATCAGAAACTACAATGAATAATTGTTATGATATTATTTTAGAAGGAGAAGATTATACACTTGGAAAAGTTCTAGAATATTTATTTTATAGTGATTATTTTGAAAATCAGCAAATTCTTTCATTTTGTGGATTTCAAAAACCACATCCACATATTGATGTAAGTATTATTCGATTAGCATATAAGAATGAAGTAGAAGTAGAAAATATTACAGCAAATTTACTTGAATGTTGTAATAAAGGAATAGAAATTTATAGTAATCTTTTAAAACAAATTAATAGTCAAAATTGACTCCTAAAATTTTACGCCCAAATTTCAGTCACTTTAAAAAATCCAGCCTTAAACGTTATTGTGTCGTCTCCACCATTACGTTTTGCCTGTAAATAAATACCTTGTGACCCATAATTCGCTGTACCTGTTCCATTTGTATACACTGCCGCACCATTTATATCACCGCTACGACCGCCACCACCTACATTACTATCATTTAATATATCATAATCACCGCCAGTAATGCCTGGATTATTAAAGAAATTTAATCTCGCCGCAAAGGAATCACCACCATACCCACTTATGGTATAGTTAATGTGCACTTCTCCAAACAAATTTGTTCCTGCTGTTTTTGTAAATGTTTTACCAACCGTATCTGTAAAAGCACCAGAACTCACATTAACGGTTTCAGCATCAGTAAAAGGAAGAATGTGAATTTTACATACTGTGCCCGATGCCCCCTTAACTACATTTGGAACAACTAATCTACCATCAGTTCCAAATTCCCATTTATGAT